GCCAGAAACTAAAGAAGAAGAAAAGGTATGGGTTCCCTTTGAGCAACTCGAAACATATTTAAAATCAATTTCCGCAACTCTTTTAGGGATTGTGGGAAATATTGAAAGAAGTTTGGATACTATGAAAGAAGAAGTTGACAACAATAAAGGAGAAAATAATGATGACAACTAAAATTCCTGCATTTACAACAGAAACTGTAGATGTTATATGGGGACACCTTCATGCACCTGATGATAAGTTTGGTGCTGATTCGTCCAACCATAATGTTACCGTACTGGTAGATGCACAGCTTCAAGAGAAGCTTGATGAACTGCTTGAAGAAAGTGGTGCAACAAAGATTAACGGTATGAGAGAAGATGATGAAGGTCGCACTTTACTTAAGGTAAAGTCTAAGACTTTTGTTAAGAAGAATATTGCAACATTCCCTTGTCGTGATGCTAGTGCAAACAAGACAGACTCTGTACCCTATGGTGGTGATAAAGTTCGTTTACGAGTAGCACCTGCTGTACTCACACGGGATAACTCAATGAGTTTATACCTTAATGGATGCCAGATTATAGAAAAGAATGATATGGATTTGGGTAGCTTTGAACCTACTGAGGGATTCACTGATACTACTCCAGACCTAGTAGAAAGTTCTGACGATAATCTTCCTATCTAATGCCCGAGTGGGTATTTCCAATTAGCCCTATCGCTGCAAGTAGGCCCCGTATTTCTAAACACGGGGCTTACTTTGCTGGGCCTTACAAACAGTTTAGAAAAGATATGATTGATTTAGTGCCTGAAATCTTAGGAGACATGGAGCCATTTGAGGGTCCACTAAAGGTTGATGTTGAATTATATGTTACTAGGCCAAAGAAAACAAAGCTTATCGGGCCGAAAGCAGATATAGACAACTATCTTAAATCAATATTAGACAGCATGAATAATTATTTATGGGTAGATGATACTCAAATTATCGAAATCTTTGCTACTAAACAATGGACTCCTAAAAATGAGATAGGATATTTTACTATAGGAGTAGATAAACTGTGAAAGATATAGTAATTGTAATAGAAAGTGATGGGAGCCAAACTATCATAGATGATGGAGATGGTGATTAATTAGGGGGAACAATATGAAAAATAGATTAAGAAATTTCTTGACGCTGTTAGCACTGTGTGGTATGCTGTACGGATGCGGAACTATACAATCTGTAATGGGCTGGGGGCAACCAACACCCACAGAAAAGGTGATCGAAGCAGTAACATCTGCTAAAGAAACCCTTACAGTATTAAGTGCTGTGGGTGGATTGTGTTTGTTGTCCGGCATGGTATTACTCTGTTTAAGCAGAGGTACTATGGGCTGGCGACCAACCATTGGCGGCATAGCGTTAATAGTTTTGAATTATGTTATAGCAGAATATGCTGATTGGATTTTCATTCCTATGATTATAGCTACTGGATGTATCAGTGCTGCGTGGGGATGGAGTGTACTTAAAAAGATTTTGAACAAGGAGTATAAAAATGAATGCAATAATTAGTGGGGGATTGGGAACAGTGTTTTTCACTGTTGTAGTATTTGTAGCAGGAGCACTTATTGGTGCGCCTCTATGGAATTGGATGAAAACAAAGATGCCTTGGAGTAATTAATGACACAAGTGGCTGAGAGAACGCGATGCCCTGTCTGTGCTGAAAACGGGCGGGACACTTCGCGTGATAATTTATGCGTGTATGAAGACGGAGGCAAACATTGCTTTGCCTGTGGATATCACGAAGGAATTAATACTAAAGCGGAAACATTTTCTAAGAAGAGATCTGGTCTCAAGTTTGTAACTGGAGATATCAGAGCTATTGGTGATAGAAATATCACGGAGAAAACTGCTAGGTTTTATGGTTATCAATCTCTTATAAAGAATGGTGATCGTGTTGATATCGCTCCCTTCTATAAAGATGGGGTGATGGTAGCACAAAAGTTACGTGGTCCCAAGAAAGCATTTCAATGGCGTGGAGATACCAACAAAGTTTCTTTGTGGGGTCAACACCTATGGAAAAGTGCCAAAGGAAAACGACTCGTAATTACTGAAGGTGAGATAGACTGCATGTCTGTTGCTCAATTACTTGAGTGCAAATGGCCTGTAGTTAGCTTACCTTCTGGAGCAGCTGGAGCTGCGAGAGCAATTAAAGATAACTTAGAATTCGTTTGTAGTTATGAAGAAGTTGTTCTTATGTTTGATATGGATGAGGCAGGTCGTGATGCAACTAAAGAAGTTGCCGAACTATTGCCTCCAGGTAAATGTAAAGTAGCTAGTCTACCTTACAAAGATCCTAATGAATGCCTACTTAAGAATCAAGGTAAAGCTATTATTCAAGCTATGTGGGAAGCACAGAAATATTCTCCGGATGAGATTGTTCATGTGTCACAGGTTGTACAATCAGCTACCCTTGAAGGTACTAGGGTATATCCCTTCCCCTTTGATAGCTTGTCTGAGTTTCTACTTGGGCAACGAAGCGGAGAGATTACTTTGTGGGCTTCAGGTACGGGTTCTGGTAAGTCTACTATTCTTAGAGAGATAATACACCACCACCTAATTGAAGGTCGTAGTGTCGGAGCTATTATGCTTGAGGAATCTCCACAAGAAACAGTAGATGATATGATATCGCTTATCATTAACAAGCCCGTGAAGGCTATTAGAGCTAAGCGTATCATGAATGAACTACGTTCTAAGCTAGGCAAAGAACCTATCAGTGTTGACATCATAGATGACTATACTGATGAGGAGTATGCCATTGCTAGGAATACTCTTGAAGGTTCTCAATTATATATCTATGATCACTTAGGCAACAGTGGATTACAGAATCTCTGTGCTAGAATTGAGTTCATGGCTGTATCATTAGGTGTTGATGTTATTGTACTAGATCACATTACTGCTGCTGCCGCTGGACTTATCGGTAGTACCAATGATTATGATGGTGGTAGTTCTGAACGACTGCTTATTGATAACATTATGAAGGAACTTAGAGCACTGGTATCTCGTACTGGTGTACATATTGATGTAGTGTCTCAACTTAAGAAGACCAATAAGGCATACGAAGAAGGAGAAAGGATTACCTTACAAGATCTTCGTGGCTCTGGTTCTCTGTCCAGTGTTCCTAACACAGTTGTTGCACTGGAGCGTGACAGACAGAATGCTGATCCTAAGATAGCCAACACAACTACAGTTAGGGTTCTAAAGAACAGACTAACTGGTAAGTCTGGTGTTGCTTCATGTCTATACTATGACCACTCAACTGGCAGACTTCAAGAACTTGACTTTGCTTTTGATGATGGTGGTGAGTTGGTACATGATTGGGATGCTGTGTGATAATAGTTACTGGAGCAGGTCGCTGCGGTAGTAGCTTAATGATACAAACCTTACACCTTCTGGGTGTTCCCTTAGTAGGGGAGCCCCAGAATCAGGTGTATGAACACTGCTTGTGGGGAGGATACCATAAAGATAAATCAGTTGAGATTAAAATATCTAAAGAACAAAACAATAAAGCTGTAGGTTTTAATCCTAAAGGTTATTGGGAATTAGATTTCTATACCCTACTTGATATATGTCATGGGAAATATACTGGAACTACTAATGGTCATGCGGTTAAGTTAATGGGTGAATTGATTTTAGAAACTAATGCTAAAGATATTGAAAAGGTAGTTGTATGTAAACGATATGATACTATAAGACAGGCAGAAAGTATGTATGATCTATCACGTCTAGACATAGAGATTGTTGACGAAAACAAACTAGACTGCCCATTTGCAGACGTATACAGAGACATGACTATGCAGGATATACACAACAAAATGGGACTCCATAATTTTATGGTTGATAAGTGGGTAGAGGATACCAATATACTATACTTAAATATTTACTTCGAAGACATGTTAAGTAAACCAAAAGAAACAATTAAAAATCTAGTCCACTTCCTTGATATAGGCGAGGTGGATATTACTGAAGCTGTAGATAATGTAGATGAAAGATGATAAGAAATGAAGTTAGTATTCGATATTGAGGGGAATGGGTTAGCTGAGTTAACCATTGAGAAAGAAGTACCTGTCATAGAAGCTACTAGGATATGGTGCATGTGTGCTATGGATGTTGATACGGGTAAGATGTATACATTCTTAGAACACGAAATAGAAGAGGGTGTTAAGCTGTTAAGATCGGCTGACGTTTTAATAGGACACAATATTATTCAATATGATATACCCTTATTAGAAAGATTATATGGGGAGATAAACACAAAGGCTTATGATACTCTTATAGTATCCAGACTAGTATACCCCGATAGAAGAGACCACCCATTTGGGGGCAACTCTCTTAAAGCATGGGGAGAATACTTAAAGTGTAATAAGATTCAGTATGCTTTAGGCTTCGAGGAGTTCCATGATAGTATGGTTTCCTATTGTAAGCAAGATGTTATTATTACAAAGAAGATATTTGATACACAGCGTGACTCTGGTTTTCTTTCAGACTATCCTAAGTCTATTAAACTTGAACACGATGTGGCTAAGATACTAGCAAGCCAAATGGATAACGGTATCGGTTTCAATTTAGATGCTGCTAATAAACTTGAGTACGACTTATTAATGGAGAAGGTTTTAATCGAAGATGAAATGTCTGAGACCTTCAAGCCTATTACAGAAGAAAGATGGTCGGATAAAACCGGCAAGCGTTTGAAAGACAGAGTTACTTACTTTAATCCCGGCTCTCGTAAACAAATTGCCGATAGACTACATAGCAAGTATGGTTGGCGAGGACCAAAGACAGAAAAAGGTAATCCCAAAGTAGACTCTGGCGTTCTAAGAAAACTTAACTATCCAGAAGCAAAGACTCTAGTTAAATACTTTGATATTATTAAGATGTTAAGTCAACTATCGGATTGGATATTAAGATCTGTTAGTTCAAGAGATGGACGTATACATGGCTGTGTCAATACACAGGGTACTGTTACTGGTAGAATGACAGCAAGCCAACCAAACTTGCAACAGGTATCAGGAGACCCAAGAGCACGGGCTCTGTTCGTTCCTAGAGATAGTTGGGTTCAGGTTGGGGTAGATGCCTCTGGACTAGAAGCACGTCTCCTAGCCAATCGTATGGCTAGATGGGATGATGGTTCTTATGGAAAGACTGTACTTGATGGTGACATACACACTGTTAACCAAAAAGCTGCTGGCTTATCTACTAGAGAAGATGCAAAGACTTTCTTCTATGCCTTAATCTATGGAGCTGGTGATACTAAGATTGGCAATATAGTTGGAAAGAGAGCTAAAGAAGGAAAGCTAATGAAGAATAAATTCTTTGACAACATGCCTGCTCTTAAGAATCTTATGGATAACTGTCAGTTTCAGGTGTCAAAGAAGGGTACTATTACTTTGCTTGATGGTAGAGAAGTGCCGTGTCGAGCTAAGCACAAAGCTTTAAATGTACAGATACAAGGTGATGGTGCAATAATTATGAAGCTAGCCCAATGTAAGCTGAACGATAAACTAAATAAGATATACCCTAACCGTGTATCTTTCATGGCTACTGTTCATGATGAGTGGCAACTAGAATGTGAACCAGAGATTGCTGATGATGTGGGTAGATTAGGTGTTGATGCTATTATAGATGCTGGGCATGAGTTAGGTTGTGTTGTACAAATGGACGGTAACTATCGCATTGGAAAGAACTGGTCTGAATGTCACTAGAATACACTGTACATTTTTATGATACTAGATCTCTTGATTGGAGGAACCAAGGAATAGGATACTTTTCTAGGACTAATATCACACATTGTGGATTAGAAGTAAACAATGGAACACTCGCTGTTGAGTATGCTGTCATAGAAAAACGTAATGGTGTCTCTGCTATAAAGCCACACATATATCATGGCTTAATTGCAGCTCCTTTAGAGTCTTTTAAGCTTGGGGTTATAGATGATATATTACCTATTATTCCAGT